CTATGAAACAGGAAGTTTACACAGATTATGAAAACATCAAAGAGTTTGCAGATGTATCAGATGTAAAAGATGAATTCATGCATGATTGGACATTTCATTTTAATCCATATACTGAGTTATGGAATGCTATTCCAAGAAGTTTATACAATGCTTATTGGAGTAATTATGAAATAAAAGGTATACTACGTAGTAAAGACATTAATACACTCTTGTATTTATTACATAGAGGAAAAGGTGACATAAATGCTGTTCATAAAATAACTAACAGTGATGTTAAGAAGTAATGTTTAAAGAAATACCTACATATGAAAATGGAGCGTGGGATGTAACTACCTTCTATACAAGGGAAGAGTTTAGAGATTTCTTGTTATCTATTTTTAAAGAACCCGGTAAGTACGAGTTTAACGAGACTAGTAAGATCTTTAATGAAGAAGGTCGTAAGTTTCAGAAACAAGGATACTATTGTGCAGCACCTATAAAGACTAAAGACTTTATTGCTTACTGGAATGATCAGAAAACAAAATGTCGTAATGGAGTAATTATAAAAGATGCTGGCAAAGCTTGGTATGTTAGTAGGGATTACTACATGTGGTTAAACTTTTTACCTATTTATGATAAAGAAGAAAAGAGGTTTGACTTTGCTAAAGTGAGAGATGCCCAATATCACATGGCATTATATGAACATCTTGCTGAATTACATTGGAAGCATGCAATCATTCTAAAGAAGCGTCAGATAGCGTCCTCTTATTTCCATATGGCTAAATTAATTAACCAGTATTGGTTTGAAGAAGGAGCTGTATTAAAGATTGGTGCTTCTCTAAAAGATTATATAAACGAGAAAGGCTCATGGAAGTTTCTTAATGAATATAAGAACTTCTTAAATGAACACACAGCCTGGTATCGTCCAGCTGAGCCTGACAAAGTTGGGGCATGGCAGCAACAGATTAAAGTGAGGATAGGTGGTCGTGATACTTATAGAGGTTTGAAATCCACGATCAACCTATACTCTTTTGAGAAAGACCCTACACATGGTGTCGGTGGACCCGTAACATACTTCTTTCATGAAGAGGCCGGCATTGCTCCCAAGATGGATGACACCTATGGTTTCATGAAGCCAGCATTAAAGTCTGGTCACATGATTACTGGTCAGTTTATAGCAGCAGGATCTGTCGGTGACTTGGATCAGTGTGAGCCTATGAAAGAATACATCATGCATCCAGAAGAAAATGGATTCTATGGTGTAGAGTCTAATCTTGTAGATAAAGATGGAACAATAGGAATCACTGGTCTATTTATCCCAGAACAGTGGTCTATGCCTCCGTATATTGATCAGTGGGGTAACTCTAAGGTTGAAGAAGCTTTAGAGGCTTTAGAGAAAGAATTTGATAAGATGAAGAAGGACTTAGATCCGGCAGCTTATCAGTTAACAGTCTCACAGCAACCACGTTGTATTGAAGAAGCTTTTGCTACACGTAAGGTGAGTGTATTCCCACCACACTTAGTAGCTAAACAAATGCAACGTATTCAAGATAAAGAATATTCTGTAGAATACTTAGAGCTTTCTCGTAATGCTGATGGAAAAATTATAGACAAACCATCTAGGAAGATTCCAATTATGGAATTCCCAGTGTCTAAAAAGACTGAAGACAAAGAAGGTGTAATATGCATTTATGAAAGACCTCATAAAGATCCTCCATTTGGGATGTACTATGCTTCTGTGGACCCTGTTAGTGAGGGCAAGACTACAACATCTGATTCACTATGTTCTATATACGTATATAAGAATCCAGTAGAGGTAATCAAGGATGATGGTAACGGAATGGTAAAGAACGAAATAGAGCGTGACATGATTGTAGCATCATGGTGTGGACGTTTTGATGATCTTAACAAAACCCATGAAAGATTAGAGCTTCTTATAGAGTGGTATAATGCTTGGACAGTTGTGGAAAATAACGTAGCTTTATTCATTCAGTATATGATTTCTAAAAGAAAGCAAAGATATCTTGTACCAAAAGATATGATCTTGTTCTTAAAAGATATTGGTGCCAACCGTAACGTATTCCAAGAGTATGGATGGAAAAACGTAGGTACATTATTTAAAGGAAACGTACTGTCTTATGGTATTGAGTTTCTAAAAGAAGAGCTTGATCATGAAACAAAAGAGAACGGTGATATAGTAAAAACTGTTTATGGTGTAGAACGTATACCTGATATTATGCTTTTACGAGAAATGCAAGCTTATAGAGATGGTTTAAACGTTGACCGTTTAGTAGCATTTTGTGCCCTTATAGCGTTTGCTAAGGTACAACAGAGTAATAGGGGACTGTCTAAACGTGTAGAAGTTACAAAAGAAAACTTGGATAACTCCCAGAAATTTAGTAAATTAAATTGGAGCCCCTTTAGACATATTGGTGGTTCTAAAGGTAATGGAGGTATGTCAAGAGCCCCTCGTAATCCTTTTAAAAATATGAAATAATATGGAAAACAATGAGCTCCACACAGAAAAGGTAAAGATCTTATCTAGACTAGTTAAAGAAAACTATATTACACTTGAAGAGGCTTTACTTCTTTTAAAGGAAGAAGAGAAAGAAGTTGTACATATTCCTTCTACATCAACAGGTACATGGCATACTGGTACTAGTCCAAACTATAATATGCCAATGTTTATCAGTAGTTCTGGTAGTGTTAGCATGGGTACAACAAGTCCATCTAGTATTTTAACAACTTCTTCGTTTACTAATTCAATTGCTGAAGAACCAGCTGACTTAAATAATTAATGGCTTACGTATATAGACATATTAGACTTGATAAGAATGAACCATTTTACATAGGAATAGGGTCAGATTCTACATATAAAAGAGCTAATAGTAGTAAAAATAGGAACAAGCATTGGATAAATATAGTAAAGAAAGCAAGCTATAATGTAGAAATAGTACTTGATAATCTTACTTGGGAAGAAGCATGCATTAAAGAAAGAGAGTTTATTCAACTTTATGGTAGACAAGATTGTAATTCTGGTATACTTTGCAACTATACAGATGGTGGAGAAGGGGTATTAGGACTTATGGTTTCTGATGAGACAAAAGAAAAAATGAGATTAGCCCAAACTGGTAAAAAACAATCTCCTGAACAAATAGCCAAACGTGTTTCTAAACTTAAGGGTTCAGGAAATCCCATGTATGGTAGGAAATTTTCTGATGATTATAAAAAGAAGCTGTCTAAAGCTAAGCTAGGTAAAAAAAGAGATCCTAAAGTAATGAGACATCTTCATAATTGTTTAAAGAAATCGGTAACAGATGGGAAAACAATTTATACCTCTTTATCTGATGCAGCGGTAGTATATGGTGTTCATCAAACAACTATTACCCGGTGGATAAATAAAGAAGTAAAAAATTTTAAATACGCATAAATATGAATATCTATAATGCATTAGACCTTAAATCTGGGAAAAAGGCGGATTATAATAAAATGGGTACACTTACCCAGCCTATCCAGTTTATATCTGAAAAAGAGAAGGATGAGGAATGGAGAGCATGGAACCTAGATTGGTTAGAGTTCCAAGGTATGAAACAACTTAGACGTAATGCTCGTAGACTCATGAAGAACTACAAGCTAGCTAAGGGTATTATTGATAAGGCTGACTACATTGTAGAAGAAGACAATGAGATGGCTGATCTTATTGACACATTAACAAAAGAGGATGAGTCAGCATTAGAGCTTAAGTTCTATCCTATCATCCCTAACGTAATCAACGTGTTATGTAATGAGTTCTCTAAAAGAAGCTCACGTATCATGTTTAAGGCTATTGACGACATCTCATATAATGAAATGATGGAGGAAAAGCGTTCTATGGTAGAAAAAGTTTTACTAGAGGATGCTGAGAGAAAGATGATGATTGAGATGATGAATATGGGTATTGAGCTAGATTCTGAAGAAATGCAGAAAGCTTTAGCCCCAGAAAATCTACAACAGCTTCCTGAGATTGAAGGGTTTTTCCGTAAGGACTATAGATCTATGATTGAAGAGTGGGCTAGCCACCAAATGTCAGTAGATGAAGAACGCTTTAAAATGCAAGAACTTGAAGAACTTGCATTTAGAGATATGCTTGTTACAGATAGAGAATTCTGGCATTTTAAAATGAATGAAGAAGACTATGATGTAGAACTTTGGAATCCATTACTTACATTCTATCATAAGTCTCCAGATGTACGTTACATCTCTCAAGGAAACTGGGTAGGAAAGATGGATATGATGTCTGTATCAGACGTTATTGACAAGTATGGATGGATGATGACTCAAGATCAATTAGAGTCTTTAGAAGCTATCTATCCGGTTCGTTCAGCTGGATATGCTGTACAAGGATACCAGAATGATGGTACATACTATGATCCTACTAAATCTCATGATTGGAATACAGAAATGCCATCATTGGGTTATAGACAATATGCTTCTTTGTACGACACTAAGTTTGGTACAGGAGATATTGTAGAGTGGATCTTAGCAGATTCTGAAGATACAGTGGATTTTGGCAAGTCTCACTTGCTACGTGTATCTACAATTTATTGGAAGTCTCAACGTAAGATTGGTCACTTGACTAAGATTACAGAAGAAGGAGAAATCATCCAAGATATTATTGGTGAAAGTTATAAAGTTACAGACAAACCTCTGTACAACACTTCTATATACAAGCAAAAGTCTAAAGATAACTTAATCTTTGGAGAACATATTGACTGGATTTGGATTAACGAAACTTGGGGTGGCGTTAAGATTGGACCTAACCGTCCTGCGTTCTGGGGTATGAATAACCCTGGAGGTATCAATCCTATTTATTTAGGTCTTAATGGTGGTAGACCAGGACGTATTCCATTCCAGTTTAAAGGAGATGCAACACTTTATGGATGTAAGCTTCCAGTGGAAGGTTCTGTATTTGGTGATAGAAACACCCGCAGTATTTCATTGGTAGACCTTATGAAGCCATACCAGATAGGTTATAATATTGTGAATAACCAGATAGCTGACATCCTTGTAGATGAGCTAGGTACGGTTATCATGCTGGACCAGAACTCTTTACCACGTCACTCTATGGGAGAAGACTGGGGTAAAAATAATCTGGCCAAAGCCTATGTGGCTATGAAGAACTTCCAGATGTTACCATTAGATACGTCTATTACTAACACTGAGAATGCTCTTAACTTCCAACACTATCAAGTGTTGAACCTAGAACAAACTAATCGTTTGCTATCTCGTGTAAACTTAGCTAGTTATTTTAAGAATCAAGCTTTTGAAACTATTGGTTTAAATCCTCAGCGTATGGGGCAGATGATTGGTCAAGAAACTGCTACTGGTATAGAGCAAGCTATGAATGCTTCTTATGCACAAACAGAACAGTATTTTATCCAACACTCTGATAACTTAATGCCAAGAGTTCACCAAATGAGAACTGACTTGGCTCAATACTACCATTCTAAGAAGCCTAGTGTACGTCTTCAGTATATAACTGGTAAAGATGAGAAGGTTAACTTTGAGATGAATGGTACTGAGTTGTTAATGAGAGATTTAAATATCTTCTGTACAACTAAAACTAACGCTAGAAACGTAATGGAGCAACTTAAACAACTTGCTCTTAATAATAATACTACTGGTGCATCTATCTATGATTTAGGTAATGTTATCAAGTCTGAGTCTATTGCTGAACTTACAGGTGTTCTTAAAGATGCAGAACAAAAAGTTCAATCAGCTAAGCAGTCTGAGTTACAGCAGCAACAAGAAATGCAGCAGCAAATGATTGAGTCTCAAGAGCGTCAGAAGCAGATGGACTTACAATTTAGAGCTGAGCAAGCTGATCTTGATAGACAAACCCAGCTTACTGTAGCAGAAATTAGATCTGCAGGATATGGTGCTGGTGTAGATATTAACCAAAACCAGGTGTCTGATTACCAAGATGCTTTAGAAGGTATTCGTCAAGAACAACGTTACCAAGATCAGATTAACTTGAAGCGTGAATCTGAGATGACTAGAAAAGAACAAGGTGCTCAGAAGCTTAATATTGAACGTGAAAAACTTCAAACTCAGAGAGAAATAGCTGATAAACAACTACAGGTTGCTAGAGAGAATAAGAACAAGTATGATGTTTCTAAACCTTCTGGGAAAAAGTAGAAATATTTATAGCTCTATTATCCACACCTTAGATAAAAAAATTACGGTAAAAGTAAATTTTTAAGATTTAAGTTGTATATTGATTATGTAGAGATACACATAAAAACCAAACAAAATGACTGATAATCAAAACAATGTACAGACGTCTGTGCAGCAAGTAGATCTTGATATTGATAGTTGGTTAGGAGCACCCGGTGCAGATAGCATTGTAACTCCTACAACAGAAGATAAAAAAGATCCAAAACCAAACATCTTTAGTCAAGGAAAATTTGATACAAGTTTTCTAGACATAAATGATGATGACACGGATGATAAAGATTCAGACGGTGCAGAAGATAAAAAGGATAAAGATCCAGCTGCAGCTAAAGACTTTATTGACAACCTTGTGAATGTAGATGATGATGATCAAGATGATGATGATGATCAATCTGCTAAATCTAAAGGTGGGAGACCTAAGACAGAAAAGTCTGGCTTAGTAGAATTTCTTAAAAAACGTATAGAGTCAAAGGAAATGTTTGCCTTTGATGACTATGATGAGAGCAAGCAGTCTTTAGAAGATTACTTAGGTAGTCTTGGAGAGAAAGATGTTGAGGAGCTATGGCAAGCCAACATTGATAACTTAAAACAAGAAGTTGCTGCAAAGACTCCTCAAGAGTTTTTTGAGTCATTACCAGAAGAGTTGCAATATGCAGCTAAGTACGTAGCAGATGGAGGACAAGATTTAAAAGGTCTTTTCCAAGCTCTAGCTCAGGTTGAACAGGTTCGTCAATTAGATCCTACTAATGAGAACGACCAAGAAGGTATTGTAAAGTCTTATTTACAAGCTACTGGTTTTGGTACAGAAGAGGAGATTGAAGAAGAACTTACTACTTGGAAAGATCTAGGTGTACTAGAAAAGAAAGCCAAGCAGTTTAAACCAAAGTTGGATCAGATGCAAGA